TAATAGAGATTTTCTCTCTTTAACAAAGAAAAAGAAAAAAAAACAAAAAAAGAAAAAACCAAAATGGAAACCTAAATTAAATACAGAAAGTTTAAAAAAAAAATTTATGAAAAAAATAAAAAATTTTAAAAATAATAAAAATATGAAGTCACCTAGTATAAATTTAGATGAAATGCCCAATTTATTTGAAATAAATAAAAATAAAAATGAAAAAAATAAAAATGAAAAAATTATGGAACCGAAATTAATTGATGAAAATGATTTTGATGAAACATTAAATGAAATGGATAGAATTATAAAAGAGAGAAAAGAAAGAAGAAGATTAAAAAAAGAAAAAAAAAAAGAAAAAAAAGAAAAAAAAAAATTAAAAAAATTACAAAAAATGAAAGAAAAAATTAATACTAATAATATTACTGTAGTTGAAGATAAAAAAAATAATGAAGTTTTAATATCAGCTGATAAACCAGATGAAATTTTTGTTGCAACAGATAAAAAAAATAATGAAATAATTATTGCAACAGATAATCTTGAAAAACCAATTATTAAACAAGAAAATATTAAACAAGAAAATATTAAACAAGAAAATATTAAACAAGAAAATATTAAACAAGAAAATATTAAACAAGAAAATATTAAACAAAATGATATTAAAGAAGAAAATAATAATACTTTTATTAAAACAGAATCAATTAAAAATAAAATAGAACCAAAATGGGGATGTTTGAAAAATGGTAATAAACCAACATTTCGTGAATTTAAAAAAAGTTTAAAAAATAAATCTAAAAATATTGATAATAATGTAGTTAATGAAAATAATAAAACATTAAAAAGAAAAAAAAAATTGGAGAAAATAAAGAGGAAATATATAAAACGGCGTAAAAAAACTTTAAAAAAATGGAAATTAGGAAAAGAAAACAATAAAGTAGGTGTTCTTATTAAATCAAAAAAAATTAGAAAATTAATAAATAATGATATAGAAAAATTAAAAAAAACACAAATTAATAAAGCAAAAAAATATTTATATAAACATAATTTAATTAAAGTTGGTTCAAAAGCTCCTGATGATATTATAAAAAAAATATATGAAGATTCGTATCTCTCCGGAGATATTTACAATAATAATTCTGAAATTTTAATTCATAATTATATGAAAAACAAAGATTAATTTATTTTCACTTAAAAATTTTATATAAAATAAAATAAAATGGAAAATAAAATAGAAAATAAAACAAAAAAAAAATAGAAAATAAAATAGAAAATAAAATTATTAAAACAAATAATGCGTTGGAATATACTTTAATACAATTGCTGAATGAAAAAAATAAATTATTAAAAAAAATGGAAAAAGAAAATTTAGAATTGATAAAAGAAAATATTGAATTAATAAGAGAAAACAATAAATTTAAATCATTTTATTCAACTTATTATAAAAATTCTAAATCATAAAAGGATATAAAAAATAATTTATATAATATAAAGAAATATGTCAATGATTAAAAAATATTTTGACGAAGATTCAAAATATTCAAAAAAATATGGAGAAAAAACAATTTTAATCTGGCAATGTGGTAGTTTTTTTGAAGTATATGGATTAAAAAAAAATGGAAAATTCAAAAATAATAAGATTGAAGAATTTTCAAGAGTATGTGATATGACTATTGCGAATAAAGGAACTAAATATAATGGCTACAGTGTTTTTATGGCAGGTTTCTCTCCAATTGAAAGAATTGAAATTTATATAAATAAATTAACAAACAATGGTTTTATTGTTCCTGTATGGATTCAAGATGAAATTGTAAAACAAAATAGGTATGAATTAGGAGTATATACCCCTGGTACGAATTTTAATAGCAAAGATAAACAAAATACAAATAATATTATGTGTATTTGGTTAGAAAAAAATGATAAAACATTATTAAATAAAAATCCTATGATTTTATGTGGAATGTCAAGTGTAGATGTTTTTACAGGTTCATCATATATGTTTCAATTTAAAGAAAATTATTTTCATAACCCAACAACATATGATGAAATAGAGAGATTTTATTCAACACATAATCCAAATGAGGTAATTTTTATTCATAATATTGAAAATATTAAAGACGTTATCCAATTTGCTTCAATTGATTGTGAAACAATACACTTGATCAATTATACAAATAAAGAAAGTGAATATTATAGCAATATAAGAAATTGCGAAAAACAACAATATCAAAAGGAATTACTTGAAAAAATTTTTAATATTAAGGATTATTCTAATTTTTATGAAACAAATAAATTTAAAGAATATTCATTATCAACAATGTCATATTGTTTTTTATTAGATTTTATTTACGCAATGCAACCAAATATTATTAAAAAAATAAAAGAACCAATATTTAATAATAATAATGATAGAATGATTTTAGGTAATCATTCTGCAAAACAATTAAATATTTTAGAAACAAATAAAAATAATAAATTTAGTTCAGTTATTAATTTTTTAAACAAATGCAAGACACAAATGGGCAAAAGAAAATTAAAAGAATTAATTTTAAATCCAATAACAAATATTGATACATTAAATTATGAATATGAATTTAATAGATATGCCAAAAAAAACTTTTCTAAATATTCACAGATTTTAGATTATTTATCACAAATTTGTGATTTTGAAAGATTTTATAGAAAAATAATTTTATTTAAAATTACACCCGCCGAATTTATAACGTTTTACAAAAATTTGGAAATTGTTAAAACATTAGATAAAATGGTAATAAAGGATGAAAAATTAAAATTATATTTAAATAATAAAAATCTTTCAAAATCATATAAAGAAATATCTAAGGTATTGAAACAAAAATTAGATTTTCCAAATGCATCAAAAATATCTATAGTAAATTTTGATGAAAATATTTTTAAAATTGGTATTTATGATAATTTAGATAAAATAGTTGAAAAAAGTTGTGATTATAATGATAAATTAAACTCTATAATTTATTTTTTAGATAAATTAATTTCTAAAAATGAAAAAGCACGTTCAAAAAAAACTAAAAGTAAAACGTATGTTAAAATTCATAAAACAGAGAAAAGCGGTTTATATTTAGAATTAACAAAAAGAAGATCAGATTTATTAAAAAAAGAAATTGAAAATAGTTATAAAAATAATAAGAATATAATAATTGAATATGATTCTACATTTAATAAAAAAAAGAAACAATTTGAATTTAATTTAGATAAACTTGTATTTATTACTGGTTCAGGTTCAAACAAAAGATTGGATGGTGATTTTTTAAGAACATTATACAGAAATATAAATGAAACAAAATATGTATTAAAAAATATTTTAAAAGAAACTTATAAAAAATTTATATTATCTTTTCAAGAATTTAAGGAAGATATTGAATTACTAATAAATTTTATTACAAAATTAGATATTTTATTTACAAAAGCAAAATTAGCCATTGATTATAATTATTGTTGTCCTATTATTAATAATGAAAAAAAAAAATCATTTATAAATGCAAAAAATATGAGACACTTACTTATTGAACATATTCAGCAAGAAGAAATATATGTTCCAAACGACATTGTATTGGGTGACAAAGAGAGAAAACAAAATGGCGTTTTATTATATGGAACAAATGCTGTAGGAAAATCTAGTTTAATTAAATCAATTGGTATTTGTGTTGTATTAGCACAAGCTGGTTTTTTTGTACCGTGTGATTCATTTGAATTTAAACCATATTATTCTTTATTTACAAGAATATTAGGAAATGATGATATTTTTAAAGGATTAAGTACATTTGCTGTTGAAATGAGTGAATTAAGAATTATTTTAAATATGTCAAATGAAAATAGTTTAGTTTTAGGTGATGAAGTATGTAGTGGAACAGAAACCATTTCAGCATTAAGTATTTTTATTTCTGCATTATTGGAAATTCATAAATTAGATACATCATTTATATTTGCAACGCATTTCCACGAATTAGTTGAATTATCATATTTAAAAAAAATGGAAAACATTCAATTATACCATATGGCGGTTGAATGTTTAAATGGAAAAATTAAATATGATAGAAAATTAAGAAAAGGAAATGGAAGTAATATTTATGGATTAGAAGTATGTAAATCTCTCCATATGCCTCAAAGCTTCTTAAAACAGGCACATAAAATTCGTAATGAAATTTATCCACAAGGAAAAAATGTTTTACAATTTAAAACATCATCATATAATTCAAAAAAAATTAAAGGTAATTGCGAATTATGTGGAAAAAAAGGAATTGATATTCATCATATGAACCCACAAGAAAACGCAAATGAACAAGGATTTATTGAACACTTTAATAAAAATCATCCTGCTAATTTAATGAATATTTGTAAAGAATGTCATTTAGAAGTTACAAAAAAAAACATTATTCATAAACGTGTTAAAACTAGCGATGGTTATCAATTAGAAATTGTATAAAATAAAATATTTAAATTACTTAAAAATAAATATTTTTTTAATATTTAAATGGAAACAAGAGAATTAAAATTTAACCCAGAAGAACAAATATATTTATATGAATCATTTGAAAATACCGGAGAATATAATAATTGTGATAAAATTAATATTTTTATTAGAAAAAATTATATATCTATAATTGGTATAATATTTTTTTTAAGTTATGGAATCTTATTTTATATATTTTTTATTAAAAATTGAAATATTTAATAACTATAAATTATATAAAATTAATTTTATAAGATTGTTATAATGAATGAAATAGAAAAAAAAAACGTAGTTGAAGTTTATGATCAAATAGCTAATGAATTTTCTGATTCTCGCTATTGTATTTGGAATATGGTAAAAGATTTTTTAAAAAACAAAACATTTTTGGATGTTGGTTTAGAAATTGGTTGTGGTAATGGTAAAAATTTAGAATATGGAAAAAAAAATCATAAATTTATATGTGGAATTGACAATTGTGAAAAATTATTAGAAATATGTAGAAAAAAAGATTTAAAAGTTTTTAATTCAGATTGCTGTAATTTAAATTTTTCATCAAATTCTTTGGATTATGTATTTTCAATTGCTGTTTTTCATCATCTTTCAACAATAGAAAGGAGAGAAAAAGCATTAAAAGAAATGATACGCGTTTTAAAACCAGGTAAAGAAGGATTAATCTCTCTTTGGTCTGTAGAAAATCAAATTAAAAGAAAATTTAAACCAGGTGATAATTATGTTAAATGGGAAAGGAGAAAAGATAAAAAAAAATTTCAACGATTTTATTATATATTTAATAAACAAATGGTTTATGATTATTTTAATTGCGTTCAAAATAAAATACATATAATTGATATTTATAATGAAATGGGTAATTGGGTTATTTGGTTTAAAAAAAAATAATAAAAATAATAAAAATAATATTTTTTAAAAATTGAAAAAATATTATTCACTTTTTTTTAATATAAAAAATGGTAAATGTTGAAATAAATAATGCATTTGAACATAATAATGAAGAAGAAGAATATTCTAATTATGTAGAATACATTTCTTATTCAAGCGAAGATGAAAACAATGATTACATTGATAATGATACTATTATTTTATCTTTATATGAAAAACAGAGACTTTATTTTTTAATGTTTGGAATGGCGTGTGAATGTATAAGTGGTATTTTAATTTTATTATCAATATTAATTATTATTATTATTTGGTTTTTTTGGATAATTAAAAATTTAAAATTTAATTAATGTTATATCCGAATAATTTTATAATTCTTATTCATTTTTATAAAAATTATTCAATAACTAATAATAAATTTTTATTTTCTTTAGATAATAATTTTGTCATTTGATAATTGATTTTATAGCCATTATTTGAGAGAAATGTTATTAAATTAGGATATTCATCAATACACATTAATTGACAACAATTATCATTTAAACTTGTAAAAGCATAAATACAAAGATTTTTATTACAACATCCATAATTATTTTCACTTTCATCTAATTTTGACAATCTAATATTAGTAATTATATTATTCATTTTACCATTTGGTTTTGAATTAATTATAATAATTGTTTTATAGCATTTATTATGATTATCCAAATATATTTGTTTTGATATTAAAAACATATATAAATTTAGTTAATATATTTTTTATTATATTTTACATATATATATATATATGACATTAATTCCCTGGTATGAAAGTCAAGGTTCATCAACTTTACAAGAAGCAGGTAATATATTAGAAGGAACAAGAAATTGTGAAAATATATTAAGTGCGGGTGGAAAAAAGAGAAATAAGAGAAAAAGGAGAGAAAGAAAAAGAAGAAAAAGAAGAAAGAGGAAAAAGACAAAAAAAAGAAAAAGAAGAAAGAGAAAAAAGACAAAAAAAAGAAAACAAAAACAAAAAAAAACTACAACAAAGATTGAAGAATTCAAATCGGCTAATAGTACTGAACCAAATGAAGAATTCAAATCGGCTAATAGTACTGAACCAAATGAAGAATTTAAATCGGCTAATAGTACAGAGCCAAATGAAGAATTTAAATCAGCTAATAGTACTGAACCAAATGAAGAATTTAAATCAGCTAATAGTACTGAACCAAATGAAGAATTTAAATCGGCTAATAGTACAGAGCCAAATGAAGAATTTAAATCAGCTAATAGTACTGAACCAAATGAAGAATTTAAATCGGCAAATAGTACTGAACCAAATGAAGAATTTAAATCGGCAAATAGTACTGAACCAAATGAAGAATTTAAATCGGTTAATAGTACAGAGCCAAATGAAGAATTTAAATCGGCAAATAGTACAGAGCCAAATGAAGAATTTAAATCGGCTAATAGTATAATTTTAAATAA